GTACAAATCAGTACGCAAGTATGATCAGCCTATTCCTATTTATGATGTTAAGGCTTTTAATCTTAGCTCAAACTGGCAGGAAAAACATTTTTCTGGTTCTATGTGTAACTCTGAGCAGTTGCCATATGATTCTGTCGTGCAGCAGATGGATAAAACCACTTCTGCAGGTTATGCACACAGTTTAGAGTTTAAGATTAAGCAAGAGCTCATAGATGCCGGTCATTTGCCAAAAATTGTTGATCGTTACTGGTATCATCTTAATACCGGAGCAGCTTGGGCTATTTGGACAATAGCTGAGAAAAAAGAGATTCGTCTTATGGAGAAAATAGTTGCTAATAAGGTGCGTACTTTCACCGCAGCTCCCATCGAATTACTAGTTTGTAGCAATATGTTAATGCTTGATATGAACAACAAGTTTTATGCCAGTGCTGGCAAAACTTGGTCTATGGTGGGTTTTACTAAATTTATGCGGGGATGGCATGTTGATTATTATCAACGTTTGAACGTGCATCCTAATGCGTATGAATTGGATATTAGCAATTATGACTCAGTAATGTTTGCAGATATATTGTATAATGTTGCTGAGTTTAGGAAACGCATGCTGAAGCCTAAATTCAAAGATGATGATCGAATTCAAGCAGTCTACGATCAAATTGTCCATTCTCTCATGGTGCTTGAGGATGGAGTGTTGATACAAAAGCACTCAGGAAATCCAAGTGGGTCTCCCAATACTGTTGTGGATAACACACTGGTACTTTATCACTTATTTGCTTATGCTTGGGTCTTGTTGTCAAAGGATTACGACCCACTTAAGTGTAATTTTGCTGACTTTACAAAGAATGTAAGAGCAGCGTTATATGGTGATGACAATACATTCACTTGTTCAGATGGGGTCAATGATTGGTTTAATGCTACAAATATTATAGCAATTTGGGCCACTATTGGTATAACTGCAACCACCCCTGACTTGAAAGCACGTAAACTTAGTGAAGTAGCTTTTCTTAGTCAAGGTAGTAGGTTTGATGAATTATTGCAAACCTGGTTACCAGTGCCATCTTTTCAACGTATTATCTCATCAATCCGCTGTGGCTCTGAAATAGATCACCCATGCTGGCACTTTCTTAGGATGTGTGCTTTACGCATGGACTCTTGGGGTTCGTTGGAGTGTAGGGCACTCCTTCAAGAATACATCGATTATTTGCGTGATAAGTACCGGGCTTTGCTTATTCCAGAAGGCAAGGTGAATGGTATCTCAATGGTAGAAATTCTGCATGCGTATAAAACAGATTGGGAGTTATCTATATTATATGCTGGTCATGAGTCGGCAGCTGGAGGATTATACTCCAGTTGCAAAAAA